ACTCACGGCATTTCTTCAACGTATTATAATTTATAAACTTGCGCCGATCAAAGACATCGCCTAGGTGGATGATAGTCTTGATACCTTCCCGTTCTAGGTGAGGGAAGAATGTTTCAGTGTAGAACTTCGCAAAGAAGTTATCGAACGGAATAGAATCAGACCTAGCACCAAAGTGAGTGTCAGTGATCAACGCAATTTTCATGACTTCAAAATTCCAATCAGAGTATTTGTCTGGCTGATAGCATCATCAAGTGCGTGATGATGCGTATCGGTTTCGGCCTCACGAATTTTGGCATTACTAAGACCCATGAGATTCATCACGGTACGATAGCACATGATATTACTAAAGCGCCAGGGGTAGGGCATACCAACAGCAGCATAGGCAGATTCCATGATACTAATATCAAAAGATGCGCCATTACCCCATGGCATTACTTTATCTTTACCAATCCAAGCAGTGAAGTTGGTCAGGGCCTCTTGAATAGTAATCTGATTATCAAGTAGGGCGTCACGCGCAGCCTTGCTTTGCTGCATCCACCATTCTACGGTGTCCTTAGATACATGAAGACCAACTTCTTTACAAGACTTGGCATCAACATTGCAGTAGAACTTATCAATGATACCTTCGCCCAATGTAAACTTGGTGGCACCAATAGAAAGAATGGTTGCATTGGCTCTAGTCGATAGAGTTTCCAAGTCAATCATTACATGAACGGTATTTGGATCAGTTACTTTCACTTGCGCTTTAGTCCGTTATCTTTAGCATACTTATTCAACGCCTTGTCGCAGTAGTCACGAATATTTTCTACACTAACCATGTAGTTGTGACGAATGTTGGAAGGCGTTGACTTATCCTGCATCGAATCGACCATCTGCTGGACGATTGCAGGAACAACAAGTTCCTTACTCATAATTCACCTTAATTTTTGGCAGGGGGAGTCTGGGTCGCGGCGTTGGCGGGTTCAGTGGGAAGAACTTCTTCGAGTGCCTTTTCGGCATCTACCTGTTCGCCATCACGAATGCGCTTCAATGTAATCTGACCATCACAAATCATATAATGTTGGCCTTCACCCAACTTCGAAGATTCGAGATAGATACAGCCAGCATTCTGGACAGAAACAGTTTGAACTTCCTGTTTATGTTGTGCCGCACCGATAATAAGAGACGAGACGGCAGATCCTGCAACTGCGATCATGCACATACTAAACCAGTTTTCAGAAACGAAAGACTTGACAGCAGAGACAGCAGGAGTTACATTAGGGGTATTCATAATAAACCTTTCAGTTAGACAGATGATTACATCTTACTCTAAATCAAGTCCCGAGTCAACAGTTTTTTGTTTGTCCAGATATTTTGGTCGGCGCTTAGGGATGTTCTTGACTTCTTCTGGCTTATCAAAGTCTTCCACCATATCGATTGTCTTCTTGAGGTAATCGATGAATTCATTGCCATAGTCACCACCATCATGATCTTGTGTGATCAGGTCATGAACGTCTAGGTTTCGTATGTATCGATACTTGGCTGCCTGTTGCTTCTTCTCCTTCGCGATACGGCGTAAGAAGGCATAATATGTAATCTGTGTGAAATACGCAAAGGGGTTCTTAGACTTAGCAGGATCGAAATTATCGATGTAAGTAATGCAATTTTCAATGCCGTCAAGGATCATCTCCTCACGATAGGTATAATTGATGAAGTTGGACTTATATGCCAAGTGATTCGCAATCTTGAGAAAGCATTCGCCCAGGTAGTTAGGTACCCGAGGCTTTTCTTTACCAGCCTCTTTAGCGGCAATTACGCTGTTACGATACTCGGTGATTTTTTCTAAGAACAATGCGTTATCCACATAGTGGACATTGTTTTTTCTATTCTTGGCCATTAGCCCTCCGTCATAATGTAATTCGTTATACTACAAAAAATTGTTTAATGCAACATTTTTTATCGAAAAAAGTATTTACAGGTTGTGATTCGTGGTGTATAAGAGGCGTGTAGCCTATAAAGAATGAATCAATTAAGTAAGTTTCTGCTTCTAAGTATACGCGATTGCAGCAACTCTAGTTCGTCGTAGTTGTCTGGCTCTTCAATCGGTGGGGTAACCCCGACATATGATCGATACTGTTCTAGCAGATTTTCTTTTAAAGAGCAAGTGGTAAGCACTTCTCTGGCACTCAAAAGAAAACTTTTATCAGAAGAAATTCCTATCCATGGTTTCAATAGAAAAGTTTCACCCTGAATTCCGTCGTGTGTTACCTGAACAGGCACCACCTGAATGGGGTCGTCAATCCAAAACATATTGTCTTCTGCTTGGCGAACACCTGCAATGAGTGTTTCGCCATTTTTTAATTTAATAACAGTCACATCGGTCATAGTTGAATCCTTACAAGTTTATACTTGAAGCCCTCTTCATTATATATCTTGATTCTTTCCACCATGTGGGAGAGAGTATAGTTCTTTCTGCTTTTCCAAGTTAGATCGTCGCCGATATCAAACAACTTACAAGATGTTTTGTCGTTACCCTTTCGAAGTCCTCTACCGATTGATTGTAGATTTCGAATGCGGGACTTTGATGGTGACGCAAAGATAACGTTGTGCAGATTTCTTATATTTATACCAGTGGAAAACGTACCATATGATGCAATAATGATGGCGTCTTTTTCTTTTTCCGTGATATCTCTAATCGCTTCACGCTGTTGTGTGTCTGTGCCGCCGTGAACAAAAAATACCTGACGGTGATCGCCAACCTTGGCATGAATTAGATCATACAAAACTTGACCATGCTTTTCGACATACTGAAATAGTACCAGTGTGTTGCCTTTTTGTGTTGTTGCCAAATTCTTAATGACATTGTTTCGTTTTGGATGAGCGATTAGCCAGTCCATTTCTTCTTGATATGTATATGTCTTGATAGCCTTCTTTTCCTCGTCGGTATAGTCCAGAACAAGGCAGTTAATATCTAGATCAGCCACTGAGCCTTGGTCCATCAGTTCCTTCGTCGAGATAACTTTCTTGACTTTGCCGAACAGACCTTCAAGAATGAGTTTGTGTGTCTTGGTGCCATCTAGGGTGCCAGTTGTTCCGATGCGGAACTTTGTTTCCGTGCATTTGTCAAAGATGGATGTTAGTGACTTGGCTTTGAATAAGTGCGCCTCATCACCATAGATAACATCAAACTCCGAGAAAAATTTCTTAGGTAGTTTGTAGATGGACTGCCACGTTGAAATGACTATCGATGCTTCGTTAGACTTTTCATGGCCAGCGTAAATCTTGGCGCAGTTCTGCGATACATACCAGTCGGTGTGTGATGCATAGTCCTGAAAATCTTTATACATCTGTTCAACGAGAGATGTTGTAGGAACAATGATCAACTGCTTACGACCAAACTGCTGGTGATACCGCATTAACAGATAGATGATTAGCGATTTACCAGATGCGGTAGGGGAAAGTAGCAATGTGCGGCCGATGCGAATAGCATACTTGACTGCTTCCAACTGGTAGTCTCTGGCCTCGATAGGTTTATCTTGACTGTGCAAATTCAGCGAAAGTGCGAATTTCTGCACATCCTCTATAGTAACTGGGTCGCCTATGCGCTCCATGTCAACGTCTACGCTGTAGTCAAGTCTCTCTGCAAACTCTCTGAGATATGGCAGCAGACCAACGTAAAGTTCTTTTGTCCAGATATTGAATAGTCTGGCTTTACCGTCCCACAACTTGGCACGATACGTTGGCATGAAACGTGCGCCTGGGACCTCAAAAGTGAAGTAATCGTTTAATTCTTGTGCAATCCCAGGATCACAATCGACCTTTAGGTGCACCTCATTTTTCTTGGAAACTTTTAGATCACTCACATTAATCCGTTTGTAAATTTAGTCCACTCAATGGCATTCTTAATGTCCCATGTTCTACTATTTAGTGAGCGTATAATTTGCTCTAATTGGTAGAGTAGGGCTTTGACATATTCTACCTTGTCCATAGCACGAATGATATCTTCATCGCAGTTGATACGATCTTCCATATCGTGCTTCAATGGCTTGAGGCCTTGATACTGGTCCCAACCACGATCTTGAAGTTCGTCATGTGTCATCTCACCACGGAAGTATTTGGCTTTGTCGCGGCGCATACGATAATAATCTGCCTCTGCCTTTCGCAGTTGCAGTTTAGTATTAGAAAGAATATTGAGATATTTTGCGTGAAGTTCTGGGGTTTTAGTGGACTCTGAACCAAGATTTAGTTCATTGATTTTAGAGTCGTTTGCCCACATCTCTTGGACTTCTGACAATTTCATAATATAACCTCAAAAATTAATTATTAAATTTATATAGTGTGTATTTAAATGTAGCCTGTGCTGTTAGATACTGAGCATTACCATCGCTGATATCAAATTCAAGGCCCTGTAATGAGATTGGATAACAATCAACGAAAGTAATGTTCATATTTGGATTTAAATCTGAATCCAAAATAGTTAGAGTTGCGTCTGAATAGTCACCAGAGGTGCTAAAACCTTTATTGTTTCCGCCCCTTGCTTGTTTCAATTGCTTATATTGTTCACGTTCTTCTGGGAAGCCTAAGCCAGTCATCCAATCGTGAAGTTCGATATAATTTTGAAAATCTTCCTGCACGATAAACTTAATAGTAAGTTCATCATATGTTAGATTAGTGCCAGGAACAGTGAAGTCTACCAATGGGTTAGCAAGAAATGCCGATGATAAAGATAGATTTGGAATCTGTGCAGACTGGCAAAAATATGACACATTAGGAAGCGTGTCTATGTGAAACTGAAAACCATTTGGTTTCAGATAATTCAAAGTCTCTGGTTGAAATAGTGTTCGTTTCGACATAACTTTCTCCGTCTACTATTTATAACGAAAAAGGGGAGAGCATTTCTGCTCCCCCCAGTTTCTAGCAACCCTTCCTCTAACGGGAAGGTATCGATTACATAAGGTTTGTAACCTTAACGCGACGATAGTATTGGTTGCGGTTTGCAGTGAATGTATCACCGTCAGTTGAGCCGTCCGACTTAGTTACGAATGGGTTAGCGATCATGCCGTAACGTGTCTTGAAGCCAATCTTTGGCTGGAAGCTGTTAGGATCGATTGCACGAACCATTTGTAGTGGAACGTATGGGCAGTAGAAGAGACCAGCATCATATGCTGTAGCGCCCTTATAGCCAACAACGTAGAACTGGCTAGCAGCACCGGTGTTTGCTGAGTAAGGATCGATATAAACCTTCTTACCGCTGATTGTACCAACAAAGGTGTTGCCTGTGTCGTCTGACTCAAGAGCAGGCGAACCTTGTAGGGCGCGACCAGTGTCAAGAACACCAGCCATAGCTAGAGCAGCAGCAACATCCGACGAACAGATGATGAAGTTGCCCTTACCACGACGGGTATCTTGTGCGATTACGTTAGCGTCACGTTCAATGTTGAACAGAAGACCCTTGAAGCGTTCAACGCTCCAACGACCGTTTGAGTCAACGTCAAGGTCAAAAGTACCAGGAGTTGCAGTTGATGCAGCACCAGTCTTAGCAACCTTGTAGATTGTGCGGATAACTTCGCGGTTGATTTCGTTTAGAATTTCTTGCGAAAGAATGTTCGAAAGTTCCGATTCAGCATCAAGACCGTGAATAGCCTTAAGATCCTGTGCCAGTTCGACAGTGTATTCAGCCTTAAGCGCACGGCTCTTAGCAGTTACAGTTGTCTTTTCGATGCTGAAAGCCATTTCGCCGAATTCACCACCACCAGTTGTGCCTAGTTCTTCTGCATCGGCAGTAGCAAGGCCAGTACCAGTTGTGTAGGTGCCGTCAACTGGGTTCGAACCAGCGTGAGTGCCAGTACCCGAGAAGTCGGTATCTGCTTCGTTGAAGAGGGCTTCTGTGCCGTCCTGTGTGCTGTAGCGTGACTTCATAGCGAAGATCAAGCCAGTTGGGCCAGTCATTGGCTGAACGCCAGCAACGTCATAAGCCATTAGGTTTGGAAGAGCGCGGCGAACGAGCGAGATGAGAATTGGGTCATAACGGTCGATGTTTGCTGCACCTGAACCAGCAATGTTATTTACTGGAGCGTCTTCGAAAAGAGCAGCCTTTTCTTCGCGCAGAGCCTTTTCTTGATTTTCAAGAACGACAGCGGTAACTGCACGACGGTAGTTGTCCTTAATGCCACCAAGACCTTCGTGGTTTAGAACAGGTTCCCACTTCTTCTGTAGTTGTTCTGAAAGAAACATTTAGTTTTCTCCTTGTTAATTCAATGTATTTATTTATAAAAAATTACTTTTGAGCCATCTTGTTGAGTGCTTCAACATACTTACTGACTGTGGATTCGTCGATTAGTTCAACGCCTTCGTCTTCTAACTTGTCTTCCGAAATGGTTGACTTAGAAGATGGGAAATAGTTTTCCTTGATTACGTTCAACTTTTCTTCAAAGATTTCTGCATTCTCGAATTCTACATCAGCAACCAATGACTTGAACTTTTCGGCGTCGGTCTTTGCAAGATCCTCAGCAACAACGGCGAAAACGCCTTCTTTCATTAGTTCTACATTGTTATTGTGCAGTTCTACATTTGCAGCAATTTGCTCGTCCAACTTCGAAGAGAGTTCTTCGATCTGGGCCTGCATTTCACCAAGCACATCATATTTCTCTTCGGGAACATCAATGTAATGTTCTGCGAATAGGTTCTTCATGCCGTTGATGAATGATTCTGCAATGTCATTGCGGAGACCATTTTCAACTGCAAGTGCGTTGTCTTCAACCCACTTTTCAATTACATACGAAAGATACGAATCTACCTTTTCAGTTAGATCAGCCTTGAATTCTTCCATGAGTTCGGCTGCTTCTTCGATCAGACCTTCTTCGATGGTTTGAACTTGGTTAGCAACGCGGGCAGTTACCATCGCTTCAAAGAGCGACGAAGCCTTGCCACGAAATTCTTCTGAAAGTTCTTCGTTACCGTCAAACAGTGTAGCAAGATCAGCGGTGAAATCTTCTTCGATCATTTCGCCGTCTTCTTCTGTTTCTTCCTGGTGAACGTTACCCTTTGACGATGCCATGTTTACAACCGAAGTTGGATCGCTGTGGGTTGTGAAGTTAGGAGCATCGCCTGCACCACCTTGCGAAACAGTAGCCTGGTTGCTAGACACTGGAGCAGCTTCCTTAGCACCTGGATTTTCTGTTTCTTCATCACGTTCACTTGCAATAGTTGCGTCTTGTGAATCGCCTTGGCGTGGCTGAGTTTGGTCACCGGCTACCTTAGCTGGGATAGAAGTGTCCTTGCCCTTTGTTGCGCCCATTTCACCCTCAACTGGGGCATCTTCCGACGAACCCTGCTTAGGGTTGGTTGTGTCGCCAGCAACCTGTTCGTCTAGAACCTTCTCGGATAGTTGCTTCTTTTCAAGCAACTCTCTGATTTTTCTTTCTACACTCATTTGCGTCTCCTAAATGGATTTTTATATTCTATTTATAAAATGTTATCTTTTAGAAAGGTTCTGTAAGAAACGTTCAAAGACTTGCAACTTGGCTTCTTCGAGTTGTTTCTTGCTTGCTTTCTTGATATACTTCTTGGACATATCGCAATGCTGTTCGGTCCAAACACCATTCACAACTACCCATTCTTTATTTTCCATGATGCCACGAACAAAGGCATCTGGTGCAGAAGGATCAGCTACGATATCTGCCGCTGTTGCTAGATGAAAGTCATCCTGAACAACTTGAATACCGTCTCTATTTTCCTTCAAGGTACCTAGGCCTCTTGACGAAACGCCAAGTTGACCACCAGATTCAATCAGACCACGAGCGATATTGCCCATTGGTGTTTCTGTAAGTTTCGCTTTACCTACCCAGTTATCGCCATCGCGGCGAAGTTCTGTGATAATATGCGATACACGATCCAGATTGATCGATGGACCATCTGGATGTCCTAGCTCACCGAAGGCTCTGTTGTTCTCTACCGCTTCCTTCATGTAACGATTGATTTCTTTCTCCATGATTTCTCCTGGATACATACGACCGTTACGATTTTTAATGTTGGATTGCAGGAAAACACCCTCAATATAGAGAGCTTTCTTACCTTCTTTTTCTTCTGTGATATAACGAACTTGTTCGTTGACTTCGGTAATAAGTTTCATTAGCCTAGGTCTCCTTGATCTTGATGTTGTTGTGGACCATAGCCTGAAACCTTAGCAAGTTCTAGAACTACTGCACCTGTTCCTGAAGAAAAATCGACTACAATATCTGAGCCATTTTCTTCGTTGTCTGACCAACCCATGAATTCCATCTTGCCTGTACCAGAAAGATAGTATAGAACTTGACTGTTTCTAG